CACAGAGCAACCGATGGTTACCGAGGATCCAAAGATCGCCAGGTTGAGTGACCGCTTCGTCTGGCGGCTCGGGGATCTCGTCCGGATCGGTCAAGCCTTCGTTGACGCCGGTATCCATCAGCTTCGCGAGCTCCTCAGCGTTGAAGCCGAGGAGCCCAAGATCGTAGTTCGCTTCCTGCAATGCCGACAGTTCGATCGGTAACAGATCGTAATTCCATTCCGCGATCTCAGCGGTCTTGTTGTCAGCGATTCGGTACGCACGCACTTGCTCTGGCGTCAGGTGCGAAGCGACCACGACGGGGACGCGTTCAAGTCCAAGCTTCTGCGCGGCCTTCAATCGCGTATGGCCGACGATGATGACGCTGTCGCTGTCAACAACGATTGGCTGCGAGAAGCCATACTCCTTGATCGAAGCTGCAACCGCGTCGACGGCTTTGTCGTTGTTGCGAGGGTTGTTTTCATAGGGACGAACTCGATCGAGCGTCCACATTTCAATCTGCAGGGAAGTGATGGTCATAATGCAATCCTTTGGCTAGGGAGCTGGGGGTCGGACAAAACAAACAAACTGTGCCTAATCGCGTGGCTGTTCCCGCGGCCCAAGAACGCGTTGGTTTTTGGGGGAGGACCCATCGTTTGGGGCTTGCGAGTGCCATAGTGGCAGACGCGTTGTCGGGGCCACTGTTGGCCCACTGACGCGTTCTGTAGTGTGCTGGGCGTTGCACTCGAACGCAGTGCAACGGTTGCGACGTGTGCTAACGTGTGCGATGACTTGCGATCTCGATTGGTTACTCATGAGCAACCTCGGATGATGTTCCCGGCTGTCTTCCAGAGTTCGTGGGCTTTGGTTGGCACCCAATTTCGGATGTTCTCAATACCGCCGCCTGCACCATGACCCATTTCCCAATAGGTCACGTCGGGATTGATTCCGAATGCGGCTGATGCGTCAGCGGGAATGGATTCAGCTTCGCCATTTGGCTTGCGACACTCGCCATATGCGAACTCCATGCAACGACGGCCAGCAAACGACGCGATGTCATCGAACGGTTGCACATCGATCAAAAGCACATGGGTGTCAGAGCACTCGGTGTGACCGCACGGAAACTCCACACGGAAGGTTGGCGTCCATCCGAGGAGGTCCATAGGCTCATAGTCCCACTTCCATTTCGTTTGATCAAAGAAGCATGCCCATTGTGCTTCTAAGCGGGAACGGAACTGGACGCCGCTGTAGAGAGTGGGGCGAGACGCAAATGCGTGATTCATACCGAGGTTGCCTTTCGATTTTGGGGTGTCTGAGAAATGTGGTTTGAGGCATTCCCGGACGTCCGGACGTTTAGGACGTGTTTCCCTATACGATCTACATACGGGGAAAAACACGTTCGTTTACCCTCCCAACAACTAACTCCTGACAAACGTCCGGAACGTCCGGAACGTCCTAAGCCACCAATGAAAATGCTGGGTAAAAAGTTAGGACGTTTGGAAATCTTTACGTCCGGGAAATGTCCTAAACGTCCGGAAGTGGACACCGAGCTTCGCATGTGGATGCAGCGAAATTGATTGAACTGCACGGCACTATTGGCGTTTGTGATATTGATCATGAAAACAGCTCCAATTCCCGGACGTTTCCGGACGTCTGGTTTTCAACGTCCGGAAGTCCTAAGCGGTCACTTTGGGCCGATTCAACGAAGACCTGGTACTGGTTGTATTGGCCGTTGAAGGAGCGTTTGAATACTGCGTAGGTGCCGTCATCGAGCTTGAATCGCTCGCCGACGAAGCGACCTGCGAGTTTGCCCATGCGCGTGGTCTGAGATCGTGGAGTCCCATCGCCAAGTTCGGATTGAAGCACAAAGTTTTTGTTTGCGAGGTCTGTTAACTCAGACGAGGACCAGATCCCCTGCGGATGCTTTGCGAGCGCCGTGACGAGCTCTTCGAACTCGCGGCGAGTGTCATCCATTTCACTGGCTGCATCCTCGGCATTGGCCATGAAGTCCGGTTCACCATTGGCTTCAAGAATTCCGCCGATGATGTTGCCCCAGCCCTTCTTGTTGAACCGAGTTTGTATCTTGGCTAGAGGCATGCCGCTGGCTTTCCAGCGTTCGACCATGTTTACCAGCTCACCCAGCAGCTGCAGCCGATGCGTCTGAACGTACGCCTCTGGATCATCCATCGAGAAAGAGCGTTTTCGTGGATCGCCCTCGTGATGCAAATTGATAACCACGCAGCGAGTGATAAGGTCGCGACTCACATCGGGCGAATTGGCGGTGATGCAAAAAAGATGAGAATTCTCGGCTCGGATCTCTTGCGAGAAGCCAAGCAACCGAAAAGATAGAATCGGATCGGTAATCGACCGCTCGAGGCAAGCGGAGTCGATCTTTGGATTACGGCCGCGGGCCTTGGCGTTGTCGATGATGATCGTCGTTACGCCACGCCGGACGATCGTTCCCAGACGTTTCTCAAACTCTTCATCATTCGCGTTGTACGATGCGGTTTCCACATGATGACCATCCCGAAGGATTGCCAAGATCTGTGCAAGAACCGATTTGCCAAGCTCCGGTTGATTCCCGTTGAACAGCGCAGCAGGCTTGGAGCCGATGAAACGTGAGACGAGCAGACCCGTTAGCAGGATTCCGATGTAATTGGTCCGATCGGCCGGCTTCCGCCAACAGAAGTCTCGCAACAACGCGTCGAGATGCTTCGTCCCTTCAACAGGCTCGATGTGAGGACCAGCGTAGAAGAAACCGGACTGGGGATCGAAACCTGGGCTGACCAACCGCCAGTCTTCAGTGTAGATCGGATTGTGGCTAAACAGTCGAATTGCAGGCAGCCGTTCACGCTGGCCAACGTTGTTGAGCCATGTGTTCGCATAAGACGTTGGCAACGGTTTATACTCGCCTCCATCTTCATTGACGAAGTAGAATTCGACGTGCTGATTGAGCAATCCCGTCAATTCCGCAGAGGAGAGCACCGGCGAGATCGATTGCTCTCGCACAACAACTAATTGCTCCACACGATTAAAACAAGAACCGGTGGAAAGCAATCGATCGGTGATCTGGCCCATGGTTGAGGCCACAGGCGTTGATCGCGAGTCGATCGTAATAGTTCGCCTTTCTTCCGGCTCCTCTGCCTGTTGGTCACCGGAGGGGGCAGCTACTGCTGGGCTTTCGTTTGGCGTACGCTTCTGCAAGCGATCGCACAAAGCAGCCCGCACATCGTACTCGCCACTTTCCCATGTTAAGTCGAAATAGCGGCGACCTTGCTCTGCGAACTTGCCGACAGATTGCAGCCGACTCCATACGTCATCCTTGGAGATTCCGTGTCGAATCGCATAGCAGCAGACGGCGAAGTCAGCCTCCGAACGAGTGCCTTCAGGGGCTATCGTACATGCGGCGATAAGCTCCGAGAGTTTGTCCGACTTACCAGCCGATAGCTTTCGCACGGCCGGCAAAGGCATCGCCTCAATCTGCCTTTGGCGTTTGGTGGCTTCACATGACTTTGCGAAATTCTTGAAGGCATCAAGGGAATAACGCCGGTTGCTATCGCATTCGATCAACTCTGCATTAATTGGTTCGCGACCATTGCGTTGATCTTTTCTATTCAGTGTGCCTGGCAGTCGGAGCAACCGAGTAAGGTCAGTTGTATGGTCGGCGTTGATCGCTGCTGCGATGCCCATCAGTAGGTCTTGGGCCTGCAGCGCTTTCGGGCTTGTTTTGGTCAAATGATGGCGTCGATCCAAGAAAACACGATCTTTGCCATCAAGAATAAATCGCCTTGGCTTTTTACGTCCGTCGCTTCCAATTGACCATTCCGTTTCGACGGGTGGTGGATCGCCAACATCGTCAATCAGCAGTGGGCGAGCCAATCGCCAATACAGATGCACGCCGTTGCCGCTATTGACGATAGCAGTGGGCGCAGGGATCGCCTGTGAATTGCAACGTTCAATAGCTTGCGCAACATTGCATCCATCGAGATCAGCCCAGAGGCAACGGACTACACGAATCTGCCAAGCTAGGTCGAACCGTCCCTTGTTACCAGCTCGTGGACAGACGCCGAAAAACAAGTTCGTACGCTCCGACTCGGAACTTGTTTCCAACCGAGCCAGCGTTTGTTCGAGTGTCGTCGCTTTGGCGGGCCGGTAGCAGACGTTGCTATAGTCAACACGACTGCGTTTCCGCCCACCTTCAGTCCATGCTTCCACAGGACGAAAGAGAATGAGGTCTGACGGCTCGAACAGAGTCGTCAATAAAGTGATCGCTGGGTGACTCAAGCTGGGCCACCTCTATCTGGTTCCTCACCCAACGGTAGACGCACTCCCATCGCCTTCAGAACTCTTGCCCCGTGGCCAGTCTCACACATTTTGACTACCGGCTCGGTTTCGTCTGCCAAAGACGCGAGTTGCGCCCATGTGACGCTTTTCCATTTGCGGCAGCGATACGCGCGGACGGAAATGCCCGCATCATCGAAACGGACAACGAGATTCAGACTTGGCAGATGTCGAATGATAGGGCGACTGAAATGGGTGAGCTGCGACATGACTAGGCGATCTCCATTGCGGGTGAAAGCGTCTGTGATTCGGCGTCATCGATCTGCACTTTGATCTGGCCTTTCGGCTTGGATTCATGCTTGATCGACAGAAGCCAAACGACCTGCGAGTCGTCCCAAAACAGCCCGGCGTGTTGCAAGGCATCGAGAACAGCCTTTTGCACGTTGTCACAATCGCGACGCCGATCATCGGGCGGTGCAATGTCGATGCGAATCGCAATTAGTCCCATCAGCGGCTTGATACCTTTGGCGATCGCAATGCGACGGACTTGGTGCCGATAGGTGCGTGCATCCTTGGAGAGAACAGGACGCCCCTGGTAATAGCTGAAGTAATGATTGACACTCGGCGGATATGGCAACGCCAACTCGATCATGGCAGTCTCTTTCCTATCAGTGACCTTGGGACAAGAGCATGCCGATGATCTGTACAACGAGTAGCAGGGAGACTGCGATTAATAGCAATCGAAGCATCCATACGCAGATGACAAGAACAATCAACGACATCCAAATCGCCTCAGTGGGAAATCGAAACAAAGAAAGCTGGGACGGGAGCCAATGGTCGATTTACCGACGCATTTGCTTGTTCCGTCCCAGCCGCACCCGTGCGAGCTCGAACCACTGCGAATCAGAACGGCATACCTTCGGTTGGAGTTTCTCCGTTCGATACAGCTGCGATTCGAATGCGTCGATTGAAGTAGACGTTGGTGTAGTCACCACGAGTCCGCTTCGTGACTTCCAAGGTCACATCGAGCAGTTCTTCAAGTCGCCCAGATAGTTCACTGAACTTGGAAAGCTCCAGACCCAGTGTTTTCAGATCGCCTTTCACATAAGGGATAGATGCTTGTGTGATGACCGAGTTCTTGAAGATGTGACGACCGGCATGTGAGCCAGACAGTACCTCCAAATCGAACTTGATCATCGGGTCGCCTTTTTGACTACTCTCAAGTTTCACTGACTCGATGCGAGCCTGATACTTGCCGTCGGGGACCTCGTCATACTCTGGTGCTTCCGCGGTTGCGAAATCATCATCGAACGACGACAGATCAACGGATTGGTTGGTGGTTTCGTATTCTTCGTAATCGCTCATTGCTTAATAGCCTTTCCTGCTGGGGTGCTGCCCGGAGTGGAAGTAGACGCAGCAGTGCCTTTGCCGGGCGCAGGGCTCTGTGCGGTTGAATTCGAAGCAGTGCCACTGAATGCCGAATTGAAGGCGGCATAGTCAAGTGGCAGCATCTCAGGCAAGCGACCAGTGCGATCGCCGGCCTCGTAAGTTGGATGAGGCTTGGTTCTCAGCACGCGATCAACAACGAGGTTGCCCGCAGCGTCTTTACGCGAGACTGAGTCGCCGTAGAGGATGATGTCGACCAGGCCCAACACGACGTTACGAGCACGATCAGGCAAGCTCGGAGTGGTCTTGGTGTACTCGCCCGTTCGCGTTTCGATCGTCTTGTCGACCGCGTGTGAGATGAGGATCAAGCCATAGGGCAAGCTAGCCAATCGAGTCAGCACGCGATGCCATTCGTTCTTGACCAGAGCCCAGCCTTTGCCGTGCCCCATGTCCCCTTCGTACTCGATGCCATGCTTGGCACAGACATAGTCCGAGCACATCTTGAAGGCGTTGTCGACCGTGTCGATCACGAGCGTCTTGAAGTTGTGATCGCCCTTGGCCAGCAACTTGCAAGCTTCCAAGAATGCTTCCCACGAGTAGGTCGGCACCTTGAACACTTCCAAGTGATTGAGACCTGGTTCGCATTCGAAGAACATGGCCTCCGGGAACTGGGAAGCGAACGAACTCTTGCCCAGCTTTGGAACGCCATAGAGCAAGATCGATTGCTTGGCCAAATCGGTGGTCGGCTTGGTTTTAGTGGTTGGTAGAGTCACTGTCATAAATAAGGTTTCCTTTCAAATCAGAACGGGGGTGCTTCAGAATCAACACGAGATAGCTCTTCGTTAGGGAGAGCGATCTCGTACAGGTTGTCAGCGACGTTTGGATTGAATCCCGATTGGCAGTAAGCCAAGTACTCGCACGGTCGTTGGTACGAGAAACAGTTCGAGGTATTCAGCAGCCATTTGCCACGGCGACGGGCATCGAGGTACTGCTGCGTGATTTCCCACACCTCGTCTTGCAACATGGCCAGACGATCTTCGGAGAGATAAATGAATTCGCGATGGAATGCTTCGGGACGTGAATACCATTCAGTCATCCGAGATTGGAACTCATCATCCGTCTCTGGCATCTGTCGTTTCGCAGTCGACTTACCGCTTTTGTTCTTGGCCGCGAGTTCCGCGTGACGAACTTCATACTCTTCCTGCGTTTCGCCTTTGCCTTGCTTGAGTCGACTCTTCAGCAGCACGTTGTAGATGACGCCAACGATCGGATAGCCTAACTCTCGTAGGTAGTAGCAGTACAAGGCGATTTGCGTGTCGGTCCACAGCTTGTCGAGATAACTCGCATCAACTGTTGATGCTGTCTTATGTTCGAGCAGATACAAACCATCGTGGCAACGGACGATGCCATCAACCTTTCCCGCGATCCGGAAGGTCTGACTCTGCCGGCCAGTATCGGGATTGCGGATCTCACCAACGAATTCCTTCTCGACTTCGACGACTTCGAATTCTTCAGTTCCATAGCGTTCGGCGTAACCACGAATCATCGCCGTTGCCAAATGCCACTGGATCATTAGATTTGAATCGACCACGCGATTCTCAAAGGCATCGTCAATGTAGGCGAGTACATCGCGAAGCCGCGACTCGGTGTTTGACGATCGATACCATAGCTCGATCGCCGTGTGTATCACGCTACCGAACGACAACGCATCTGGTCGTTCGCGCGGTCGCAGGTTGTCGAGATAGCGGTTCTTGTACTTGCGAGGGCAATTGCGAAAGGTATTCAGCGCTGAATAGGTCAGCAGCGTCTTATCGTTCGCTTCGGTTTGTGCAATGACTTGGGACATGGGTGCTTAACTAACAGGGCCAATTGAATCGGGATTAGTAGAAATTGACTTGGTACGAGTCTTGTTCCTCAATGAGGTTTCCATTGAGTCGCTTCGCGCCACGCTCAAGAGCAAGCTGCTCTTCGCTGACTTTTAGGGATGCATTGATTCGTGCACACTTCTTGCAGATCCGATTTCCAGCGCCTTTCGAGAGAAACTCTTCGTTGCACTTGAGGCAGCGGCGCGGCCCGGGTTCTGTTGGTAGTAATGGCTTGTTCAAGATGTCACTTTCATGAGGCAAAGAAGAGGTCGCGAACGAACCCAAACTGCTAGATCAGCTCGAGTTCCTCGACTTCGAAGTTGCGTTCCTGGTCAGAGGTGACCAGGTAGTGCTTGAAGTCGATCTTGGTGACAAACCGACTTGGCTCGACCAATTGATTTCGCAGTCCCGAGCACGCTTCGTTGAATTCTTTGGATGCTGCTTCGAAGCGATCCGCTGCTCGCAGATACCGTCCGACTGCAAGCGAAATGTTGACACGGGTTTCGATATCGTTTGTGGATGCTGACATATCTCTAGTGGTGACCTTCTCTCGAGAAATGTGAAATGATTTGCCCTCTACCCCTTGAACTACTCAGCAAAGTGGCAAAGTGGCGAAAGACTTTGAAAACTTTTCAGGCGATGTACTCGCGGAGGCCTTCTGCCTCGAACCGTTCGGCGATCTGGCTTATCCAAAAACGAAGGGTCGACCTTGGGACGCCCATGATTTCTGCCACCTGAGGTAGGGAGTGTGTTTTTCGCAATTCAAGCATGCGTTGCCACTGTTCAGGCAGTCGCGAGATCGCGATGGCAAGATCGGAAGCCAGATCATTCAATTCGTTGACCGGTTTGCGGTCGAGTTGCAACCGTGCGTCACTTACCGATTCCTCGAGCGTGTACTGCAAATCGGTAGGTAGCTCACCTGGGACCGGTACCAGAACGTTCAATGACTGGACCTGACTCTGGCCCTTGAACGGAGATGCGCCGTCTCTTATGAGTGTTCCAGTTTGTCGTTCAACAACCGTAGTGACAAAAACGTTGCGATGAGCGATCTGCGGGTCAAATGAAGGCATGGCCTCGATGACCTTTGTCAGAAGGGCTTGCTCGATCGACTCTAGGTCTTGCTCTGAATAGCCAGCCCGTTTCACGATCTGAACGGCTTTGCGGCGAATGATCCCGCGAGTGAATTTGTCGCTGAGGACATCAAAGGATTGAGACATGGGTGCCATTCCTTGGCCGGCACCAACACTACATCCGAGCGACAGACCGTCCCGAAGGGCTTGGAAGCGGTGTTGAGTTGCTACGGCAAGGAGTATTTGTCGAAGCGTCATTGGCCTGTCGTCGATGACTGACGACATGTCGCTGGCAAGCGCGAGAATCTCGAAAGTTTCTTGGCAGGACCTGCTTTGGGAAGCAAAATCGTTGGGTTTTCGGCTGGGACAATTTCCGGAACTGGGCGAATCGACTCAGCGACATGTCGCTGCGACAGCTAATGTCATGGTTCTGGATCGAGAGCAAAAAGAGTCTGCCAACCGCATCGATCGGGCATCCAGCGAATCGGATCGTCGGAAATGCCAAAGAACTCGCAGAGCGTTTCGCTAAGCCGTTCCTTACGTTTCTGGTTCTGACGGCTGGCACCTGGCGATGTCCAGGTCATCGTGCCATAGCTTTTCGCAAACGCTCGCAGCAACTCCCATTGGACATTCGAGCGTTTGTTGCCGGCACGAGCAAATCCCATCTCAGTGAAGTGGTAGCGACCAACGACGCCAGCAGCCGTGATGGAAACAGTGTCAATATCCAGAAACCGAATCTTGATTGCCGACCAGGAACAACTGGGTGGAGTTGGAAATCCTGGTTTGGCAACTCTGGCTGGTTGCTTTGGCAGAAACTGCTGCTGAAAGGACGCGAGACTCTCGAGGGCCGGTTGGGTAAACACAATCGCGCCTGAGTCCGTTGGCTGAGTTACCTCAGCTAGAGACAGCAACAAACCGCGACGTTCAATCAGCAGACGCCCGCATAGGGAGTCGATCGGTTTGGTTCGTAGACGCAACACTACAAACGGCTGATTCGTTTGGTCGCCTATGCTAGTAAGAGTGTCGATCAATGGCCCAGACGCTAAGAACATCGGGAACGCAAAACCCATTTGTGGATGTGCAGTACCCCAATGCCAAGCAGGCTTGATGCTGACAGAGGTTGCCGATCGATGAAAACCAGTTTGACCGCAGAGCGATTCGGCCACTCGCAACCAATCGATACCAAAGACCGTAACTTCGGCACGGTCGACTGCGCGGCTACTGTGGGTGTTCTCGTCGTAGGTCAGATAGCGAAATGGTGCATCTTCCGCGACTCGAAGCCAACAGTTCCTGTCAACCAGACATGGAACCGCACTGGCAGTCTCCTGAGTTGGAGCGAGCCAGCGCTTCGCTTGTTCGAAGTCAGAATCTAAGAGGATTCGCCAGTGAGCGAGCGACGTTCGCTGCTCAGGCACCGAGGCCGCTGTGAGCCATAGACGCTCCACCCAGCTTAAATGGCACAATGATTTTGCCATTGGTAAATCCTCGATCATTCAGAAATAACTCGATAATGTCCGCATCACCATCCCGAGTGTAGACGGCGATATTCGGCGGCTTAATCGCTACGGATCGAGTTCTTCTTCCATCGATGAACCGCAATTCAATTCTGGCTTCCACGATTCGAACATCGATATCGAGGCTCTCGTAGTACGCGAGCCGTTCATCGAGGATCTCAATCAAGTTATCGCGCTTTGTTGTGACCAGTTCCGGTTTCGCGCCCGCGATGAAAAGTGTCACTGATGTCAGTGTTGCTGAAAGCAGTTCAGGTACGTTAACCACGGACAACGCAGCCTCGCTGTTCTGTCGCAGCGGTTCGGTCGTCCATATGTCACCTGGCGGGAACAAGTTTTCATCACCGAAGTAGAACCTGCCAAATGATGAGCGATACATCTCCTTCTGAAGTGCAGTCGCTGCGTTGATTTTCAACTCGCCAGTCAGTCGATTGAACTGAAGCAAGTCTTCATGCAATGGCTGAAAACTCAAGATGTCGCGTACACCATCGACCAACACATCTTGCAATTGCCAGGGCCGACCGTGGCTGACCGTGAGATCGAGCGAGTCCTCATTTAGAATCATGGCGGCGATTGTACCGCGACCGCATTGTTTCGATTCAAAGTATGATCCCATGGCACTTTCAAACGAAACACGACATAGTTCCAACGGTTCCTGCAACTTTGGTACTGCATCGCTATTCGCTTGAAAGTAGGAATAGGTGCGCCGCGTTGTCAGCGATTGCAAGCGATGAATCGTCTCGACATGCTCTCGATGCCTCAGGATCGCTTCGACAGCGACATCGGCAGGCATGATTCGTTCGTCTCGGTGAAAGGCTTCTGCCAGCTCGTCGATCTGGTGCAGCAGGGTCTCCATCATCGATTCGCGAGCCAGTTCATTGACCATGTGTACCGCTCGCATCAGTTCAGCGGGTGTTTGACCATCAGGCGCTTTCAGGATTTGGCCCAAGAGTTCGAATTGAGAATCGGTTAGTTTGCCTCCTGTCGGAAGCACGAGACCTCGTGAGGCGATGTAGTCGTGATGGGGCGAGAGAAACTTCAATAACCGATCATGTTGGACGGATTTCAGCACTCGCAAGTTGGTAAATCGTTGGTACTTGGCTGTGGTCATGTGATGCTCGAAGAAAATTAATAAATCATGTGTGCTTCCATGGGAAAATTAGGTTTCCAGTGACTCCGACTAACTGGCAACGCGCCGACTGAGGAAGGGTCGACGGCGGTTCCACCACCGTATGCTCCTGAAATTTGCGTCCTTTCGCTTCATCCTTGGCACAGCTCCTGTTGCCTTCCTAACGTTCGACCCTAGTCCTCAAATCGCAATTGCTAGCATTGCATTACGATGTGACACCTTTGGTCAGCATCGCCCAAATTCCTTCCATTTCTTCGGGAGTCGCATCCTCGCAATGTACTCTCAAGAAATTCTGTCGACCTTTGGGTTCCACCTTTACGCGCAATCCTGAGTTGGATTCAGGCGAGTAGACCCAGTTCTCGGAATCGCAAATGGAGACTACTTCAGGCAGGCCAGAGTCGGGGCATTTCTGCGTGAGCAAGTCATCGATATCACATCCCAGGAATAAGGCGATGTCGTAGGCAAAATCTCGGCCGATCTCGCTAAATTCGCCGCGTTCGATTTTTCTCCAATCCTCCTGTAGGTCGGACTCGAGTACACAATCTTCCAGCGTGTACCTGGCGATCTCGCGAAACTTTCGAACCTTAGCGCGATCGAGTTGAGGTTCGTTGTCAACAGTTGACGTTTTGGTCATTTCAAAACTCTCCAAGTGAATGGTGGTGGAAACAAAACGGCCAATCTTCATCACGCGTTGGACACGTCTGGTCACAGCGATTTGGAAAATCCAAAAAATTGCCAAATTCCAAGTTTTTGATCCCCATCGTTGCCAGTTCCGGCTTGAGCTGAGTAGTTCAAGGAGTAGAGGAGTGTGTTAAACGGAGTCTACTTAGCAGAACTGGAACCTTGATGAGCATATTGACCGAACTATCGACTTTGAGCACCGAAAGCAGACGCATAGAGCTTGCGAAGGTACTTGCTGCTGGCTTGATCCGCACTCTGTTGCATCAAGTCTCCAAGGCAGCGGAAGAAGACAAAGAAACCCGACAATCTTCCGACGATGGGCTTGAAGATTCTTGAGAACTACCGCTCTGTGTGTCCACGCGGGTTAACTCGCGTCTGAATTCTCAACCATCTACCAAGTCGAGGCAAGAATGAACATCGATCGGGAAGTCGCACTCATGAAACTCATGAGTGTTGGCGAGCTGCGAAAGAAGTACTGCGAAGTATTCAAAGAGCCAACCAACGCACGAAATAAGGTCTGGCTCATCAAACGTATCGCTTGGCGTATGCAGGCGAATATCGAAGGAGATCTGTCAGAGCGAGCGCGGCGTCGGGCCATGGAGATTGCCAACGATGCCGACATACGCATGATGCCACCACGCGAGCGAAAGCTGCGCGACAGTGCGCAGCAGCCAAACACGGTTGTTGTGAAGGTCGATTCGAAACCCTCGCGTAGCCTTTCAGTTGGTCAGTCCCTTCAACGCGTTTACAAAGGCCAGAACATCGTAGTGGTTGTCCGGGGCGATGGTTTCGAATGGCAAGGTCAGAAGTACAAGTCGCTCACAGCAGTGGCCAAAGCTGTGACCGGTAAGCACTGGAACGGATTCAACTTCTTTCGCGTTGATGAGGGCAAAGCCTAATGTCGAACAAACATCCTGCAAAACCCGAATTGCGCAAGACGTATCGTTGTGCCATCTACACTCGGAAATCGACCGAAGAGGGATTGGAGCAAGAATTCAACTCGCTGGACGCTCAGCGTGAAGCGGGTGAGCTCTACATCAAGAGCCAGAAGCATGAGGGCTGGGAGTGCCTCGATACCAAGTACGATGATGGTGGTTTCACCGGAGCGAACATGGAGCGGCCCGGCCTTCGACGATTGTTGGCCGACATCGCTGCCGGCAAGGTCGACTGCGTAGTTGTCTACAAGGTTGACCGTCTCAGTCGAAGCTTACTGGATTTCGCAAAGATCATCGAGGTCTTCGACCGGCATCAAGTCACGTTTGTGAGCGTGACGCAGTCATTCAACACAGCGTCGTCCATGGGCCGGCTCACCCTAAACGTGCTTCTATCATTCGCACAGTTCGAACGCGACATGATCAGCGAGCGGACACGCGACAAGATGCGAGCGGCGCGACGCAAGGGGCGTTGGG